AACTCTACGATTTGGGGAATAAGCTATTCTGAAATGCGAACTTTAATCTTAAGGTTGAAAAGACGAGGCATGATTAGCACTCGTTTGCACCACCTACAGCCCAGCAACAACCACCCTAGCCGAAAAATAACGATAATAAGTGTTATAAACTACGACAAATTTCAGTACGTAGATGACACGCAACCACCTACAGCCCACCTATCGCCTCATACTAATAAACAAGTAACTAATAAACAAATACTAAATACTGTTGTTAAAAAGTCTAGCAAGGAAGATTACGAAAAAATAGGAGATGAGGGTCATTACGTTATACTCCGAAAAGACAATAAGAAGTATTTAAAACATAAATTTAAAGATGAGCCTTTGAAAGACTATTAATGAAAAATATACTTCGTATTTTTAAATATTGCAGAAAACGTATAATTGCTTTAAGTATTGAAAATAGACAACTTAAAATGCAAATAGAATATCTTAGAGCAGTAATACAATCTGACGACAATGTTAAACATTAATGCCACAATTAGAACACATTTCATTTGGCAAAAAAAAGATTAAAGTTAAATTTGAAATCCTAAAACAAATGTATGCTTATTATGAACCCAATAAAAACTTGCTTGTAATTGATAAGCGAGTAAAAGGATTAAAGCTATTCAATACGATAATGCACGAGTTATTTCATGTTATAATTAATCTAACTGATATAAATGTTAATAAACGAGGAGAAGAACCTATTGCACAGGCTATTGGAGATGGCTATGAGAAAGTCTTTAGACAGAACCCTAAACTATGGACATTACTCACAAAATTACTAAAATAACATGGAAATGAAAAACGACATAAATAAGGCAAATGACACAATTCAAACAAAGTCTATGGGCAGACCTAAGAAACCACTAGATGAAGATGTTATTGCAAATCTTAGTCAGATTGGGTGTACTCAAGAAGAAATAGGTGCTGTTGTAGGAATATCTGCTAGAACCTTACAAAGACGATATGCCGACCTAGTAGCAGAAAATAAAAACAAGGGAAAAGCTAGTTTGAGAAAAGTATTATGGAAGAAAGCACTTAAAGGCGACCCTAAATTACTTATCTGGTTATCTAAGAACGAATTAAACATGGTGGACAAAATACACACAACAGCATCAGTTGAACCATTACCATTAATAATAGAAGCTAAAGCAGAAGATGTAGATGGCTAAACAAAAATTTACACACTTTATTCCAAGAGATAAACCAGCTAAAAGAGGTGCTGGGAAACATAAAAAGAATAAAAACAAACATGAAAAAAGACAACAAAAACAAACAAGGTATAAAGGACAAGGGAGATAATATGAATATAGGAGAGAATACTTTTCTTAAATTAAGAGAAGAAAAATTAAGACTCAAAGAAGAATTAGAACAAGTTAAAATACAAAGAGATATGGCATTAAGAAAACTTAATAAAATAGTGGAGTTAATAAATGGAAATAAAAAGAAGTAATTTCTATCCTAATGGAGAGATAATAGATTATTCATTACCTCAATCATTTAAAAAGAGTTTGACTAAAGAGGCCTGTGGGAACTGTGGTTTATATTCTAACAGACGTAGCTTCTGTGGTAGGTGGGGAAGTAAAGGTGTTAAAGATACTTATGTTTGCCACGAATGGAGAAAAAGGTTCTTTCAAAGATAGTTTTGTGATATTTATGCCACATGGCTAAATATAAAAATAGAACTGTAAAACTTAACAAACCCATGCGTGGAGATGTTAAGAAGTTTAAAGTCTTTGTTAAGAACAGAAAGACAGGCAGAGTAGTCAAAGTTAATTTTGGCGATAAGAAGCTATCTATCAAAAAGAATATTCCAGCTAGAAAAAGATCATTTATGGCAAGATTTAGACCAATACTTGCTAAAGCTAAAAGGTCAGGCAAACAATTAAATACAACTCCTGTATATTGGGCAGTTAAATCATGGCAAAAAGGGTTTAAGGCATGATTGATAAATTTCTATATAGATTCTTTGAGATGCTAGATAATTTCTTTGATAAGTTTATTTCAGATGTACAACCACCTAAAAAAAGAAAAAAGAAATGAGAGATAACAAAGTAATAGAATCGTTTAAAAAACATACTGAAAAGAAACTAAAAGAAATGAAACTATTTCAATTTCTTAAAAAAGAAGTAGAATCAGGTGCTAATGGTACTCAACAGTATGTTATTAAAAAAGGTATTAACAAAGGTAAAGTTGCTAAATGAGGATAAACAATATGAACTATTATTTTACAGGAGTTTTAATTATTCTTATGTTTCTTTTAACTTTGTTAGAACCAGCATATCCTGATGAAACCCAAAATAATACATCAGGCTCAAATACTATGATTGATGGTGGTTATACATCAAATGCAACAACGACTTACCAATCAGGGTCATCATCAAATACTACATCAAACTCTACTAATCATTCTAATATTAAATCAGCACCACCAACAGCTTCTGCACCATCATTCTCTGCTCAATCGCAAGATGTCTGTGCAACTGGAGTATCAGTAGGTATTCAAACATTTGGTACAGGCTTTTCAGGTGGTAAGACTAATAGAGATATGAATTGTGAAAGAATTAAATTAGCTAAAGTATTATATGACTTTGGAATGAAAGTAGGAAGTGTGGCTTTATTGTGTCAAGATGAACGAGTCTTTGAAGCTATGATTAATGCTGGAACACCTTGTCCGATAGATGGCAAGATTGGAAAAGATGCCTTAGCCTTATGGAATAAGTATGACCATGAAAGACCAGATTATGAAACTTATGTAAAACGAATTAAGAAAAGAGAAAAGATAGACGCAAAATTAGAAAAAGAACAAATAATTTTACCAAAGAAAAAACCAGTTAATTGGAATAATCCAAAATGATTTGGTTAGTAATTTTTATAGGAGTTATGGCATATGCAGTATATCGTATCAATCGTTTTGTTGATGATATTAACCCTTACAACTTTAAAAGCAGAAACAACAAGTAATTTAGTTTCACAAGATTTTACAAGTGGTTGGTCAGGAACAAACATAGATACTACACATGGTAGTGGAGTTATCGCTGGAGTTGATAATGAATATATAGAATCAGATAGTGTTTCTTTGAATGATTCTAATGTAAATAAAAACTCATTAAACAATGGCTTTGAAATAACAGGCTCATCTAAAATATGGTTTTGGAATAGCAATTCACAATCTGTTACACAATCTATCAAAGTAACAGATGACAATGGAAATCTTACAACACAGAATAGAACTATCTCAGGAACTTGTGCTACATTTAATGGTTGTGCCTATGAAGATATGACCGATACAATGATATTTGGAAAGAACACAGTACAAGATTATGATGTTGTTTTAAGATATGATTTTTCTGTGCCTAATACGACAGGACATTATGGTGCTGATCTTAAAGAGCCTAGTCTAATTGTTAATTATACTTATGTTCCTGATATTAATGAAACTGTAGAACAAGAATTAATAAATTTATTTACTGATTTTGAACCAGAAGAAAATATTAAAATTGAAGAAGAATTTACATTTGAAATTAAAGAAGAACCTAAAATAGAAGAAATATTTGAAGTAGAAGAATCTATTCAGATTGTATCTATGCCAGAAAAAGAACCAGAAATCATAGAGGAGAAACCAGAGGTTATGGAAGAAACTATGATTGAGGAAAAGCCAGAAGAAGAAATAATTACTGAAGAAATTATGGAAGAAGCTGTTGAGGAAAAAGAGGAAGAAATACAAGAGGAAGAAATGGTTGAAGAATCTACTGAAGAAGCACCTGAAAAAGAAATTAAAACAAAGGTAGCAAAGAAGAAAACAAAGAAACCTAAAATAGACAAGATTATGGCAAAAGTAGATGAACAGATAAAAGATAATGCCAAGAATTTACAGATTAAAAATATCATAAAATTAGATGCTATGCAGAATGACCAAGCATCATTATCTGTTTATAATAATAACGAATTTTACAAGCCTAAAGATATTTATTTGAATCAGATCGAGATATTTGATAATAGGTCTATATATACTAATGTTGATTTGGTAGAATATACTGCTAATGATATAATGGAGATTAAGATTAAAAAATTAAACGAAATAAAGTATAACAAAAGAATATTACTTTTAGAATTACAGGAGTTAAAAAATGATTAAAAAAATACAAGATAATCTTACAAACATAGTTGTAATATTAGGTCTTATAGCTTCTATTGGTGCTGGATTTACAAAGTTTGCTAAGATGGAATCTACAATAGAACAATTATCAAATGCAACTGCACCTGATTTATCAGGAATAGAAACAAATGGATTTGCAATAATAGATCAAGATAAAGAGATTGCTATAATGCAAAAAGAAATTGAAGTATTAAAACTAGAAATATTAGAGATTAAAGAAAACAATAAAAACCCACTTCAATAATGCACTATGTATTAGCCTTTAGTATCTGCTCTGCAATTACAGGCTTTTGTAATACTACTATGACCATAGATCATCAATTTAATAAATGGTCTGAATGTGTTATAGCTGGAAGTCAATTAACTATTGAATATGCACAAAAACAGGAAGAAAAAATAAATAAGGATAAACTCTATATTACTTATTTCTGTAATGAAAATATCTCTGACAAAACCCCAACTTAAAGTATCATCTAGTCAAGCAAGGTTTAGAGTTCTTATTAGTGGTCGTAGATTTGGTAAGACTTATCTATGTATTACCGAGATGATGAAGTATGCAACAAAACCTAAACAAAAGATATGGTATGTTGCACCTACGTTTAAAATGGCTAAAGAGATCGTATGGGCTAATCTAAAAGAAATGCTTAATCAGTTTAATTGGATAGAAGATATAAACGAAACAAGCATGACTATTACAATAAGACAATCCAATAGTACAATCTCATTAAAGGGTGCTGATAATTATGACTCATTAAGAGGAAGTGGATTAGATTTTTTAATATTAGATGAGTTTGCAGATATAGATAAACGAGCATGGTTTGAAGTATTAAGGGCTTCTGTATCTGATACTTTAGGTAAAGTTCTTATGTGTGGTACACCAAAAGGTTATGGTAATTGGTCTTATGAAATGTATTTAAAAGGTAAGCAAGATAACGAATGGGATAGCTACCAATATACTACTATTGAGGGTGGCATGGTTACAAAAGAAGAAATAGAACAAGCTAAACAAGATATTGATATTAGAACTTTTAGACAAGAGTTTGAGGGTACATTTGAAAACTATGCTGGTGCTGTT